GCAGTTTGTCGTCGGTCATAGGTCCCATGGCCAACTAGCGAGCCTTTCGTTCGGCTGAACCCATGATGTTCGTGACGTCGACGCCGAACGCGTCGGCGAGACGCTTGAGGGTTCTGAACTGCGGCCTGTGCTTACCCGACTCGATGGCCGAGATGTACCGACGGCTGATGCCGGTGAGCCTTTCAACGTCCTCTTGCGTTCTGAGGCCCAGTCTCGACTTGTGATGGAAGTAGGCCTTGAGGAACGCCTGTGCTTCCACAGCCAGCTGCCGATCTGCCGCCTGGCCGTCCTCAGTGTCGAGTATCGCTCGCTCCTCATCGTCGAGCGTCGAGGCGCCATCCGAGAACTGTTCATTTCGCAAAGCATCCATGGCTTCGACAACCTCTGTGAGCGTGCAGACGATCTCCTCGGCTTCGCCCTCCTCCTCCTGCCTGCCTGCGTCATCGCGCACCATCTGCATCCGTTCGAGCAAGAGCGTGACATTGCCGTAGTGCCGCTTCATTGAGTTGAAGTAGGCCTCGGCTTCGCTGCACTGGCTCTGCGCGACGGCTGCGGCGTTCTTGGACCACTCGATCAGAGTGTCGGGATCCATGTTCTCCGGCTTCGTGACCCTCAGCGACGCCGTCATTTTCTTCCCCCTTCGATGAGCTTCAACCTGCCCATCTGCTCCTCCTGGCGCTTCTGTCTCTCGAATAGCTTGATTTCCTGCTCGATACGACTCACCGCAGTCTCGACGCTGATCTGCTGGGCGGTCGTCAGCCGATTCGACTTCTTGGCGAAGGCGCCGATCACCCACACGGTCTCTCGCGGCTTGTCCTCGTAGATGAAGATACGAATCCACTTGCTCTCGACATAGAAGTCGAGCTTGACCGCCCCCATCACCTTCTCGTGGTCGAACTCATCCGCGTTGTCGGGCCAGTCCGCGAGCCGTTTCAGCTCCCGGATCAGCCAAAGCCGGTGCTTGGCATTGGAGAAAAGCTTGTTGCCCGCGCGCCGCGCCGCTTTGGTGGCGGACACGCGGTACCGAGATTTCGGCTCAGGATCAGCCATCGATGGCCCCCACGGTTGTCTCCCTCACCGGCAATCATGCCATACGATGGAACATAATGCAACAATATGCGCCATTCACCGCGTCAGCGGCAGGCCGGTGTGAAGAGAAGCCCTTGGCGCGCTAACTCATTGCGCCTCAACGCTTCCACCCCTTCACCCACCCGCCGCCGCGAGGGCGCCCCATCCACGGTCGCTTCGGCGGCTTCTTTGGCGCCGCCGGAGCCGGGCCCACCTCCTCCGGCGGCCGCGGCGCGTCACTTGGCGCCGGACGCGCCGACCCGTCGGGCCGCGTCGAGAACTTCTCGGCGCGCACGCGCAGCACGCGGGCCGCCTGCGGTCCGAGCAAGATATGCAGAGCCGCCAGGGAGTAGACCTCGAGGTCGAGCGCCTCGTTGCGGTCGCGGATCTTCGACCACTTCGTGACCACGTGCTTGCCGCCCGTCGTCTTCACCACCTGGCGCAGGAGCTTCTCGGCGGTGAGCTGGTCGACGTACTCGCGATCGATCTCCGTGGGCAGGTGCATGTAGCCAATGCCCGGCTTCGCGATGCGCAGGCGTGAGTGCACGGTCTCCTTGCCGGTGTTGACGCACAGCGGGTAGACGCGCGTCCTGTAGGAGTTCCGTGCTCGGGGCCGGCCGAGCAGTGGCTTCCCCCACTCCTTCGTCCCGATGACCGCGAACACGCGACGGTTCGCGCGCGCCTTGCAGAACTCGTAAACGCGGTCGGGCTTCCAGTTGGAGTCCACCGCGACGCACTCGACGCGCAGCTTGCGGCCGCTCGCGTGCTCCCACGGCGCGAGCAGCTTCTGGTCGAGGTCGAGCCACACCTGCCCCTGCGTGGGATCCCCTGGCACGGAGCCCCACTCGAGCAGCCAGCTCTCCTCGCCGGCGCCGTAGCCCTTGATCTGGTACTCGAGCCGGTCGCCCTGGACATCCACGGCTGCGACTATGGCGCCGACACCGTCCGGCACCTCGGCGGGGTACGTCTCTCGGCGCGCGAAGATCACGTCGGGCTCGACCGTGTCGGCGCGGTCCTCGAACGTCTCGGCGAGCACCGTGTTCACGAATGTCTTCAGCTGGGACGGGTCGTTCTTCGCCTGCAGCCATTCGAAGACCGCGTCCTCCCAGGAGAACATGCCGACCGGCGAGTAGAGCGCGTTCAAGTGGAACCCGACCGTCCGACCATCGCCATTCGCCGTCGCGCGCCACTGCCCGCGCTCGAGCATCTGGGTCTTCGAGCCCTCGTCGATCAGCGCCCCGCACTTCACGCAGAGCAGCGTGGCTGTCTTCGGGTCGTCGTTCCGGTAGTCGATGTTCTCCCAGCGAATCGTGTCGAAGTGGTCGCAGTGCGGGCAGGGCACGAAGTATCGGCGCTGGTCGCTCTGCAGCATCAGCTTCTCGATCGCGGAGTGGTCCTTGAGGCTGGGCGTCGACGCGAACAGCTTCTTGCCGCGGCGGAACGTGGCCGTGCGTTTCTCGGCCAGCTTGATCGGGCTGCCTTCGCCGTCGACGTCGTCGGGGTATCCGTCGACCTCGTCGCAGAACAGGTTTTTGATCGGGGTGCTGCGCAGGCTCACGGCGGAGTTCGCACCCGCGATCTTCAAGAACCCACCACGGAAGCGCTTGCGGCGGATGGTGCTGTCGCTGTTCCGGGACTTGTTCGCGAGCGCTCGTTCGGTCAGCACTGGCACGTTCTCGATGAGCGGCGCGATGCGCTCCTTGGAGACGTCCTCGGCCATGTCGATCGTCGGTTGGACCATCATCATCGAGCACGGCGCCAGGTGCATGGTGAACCCGGTCCACGCGAGCCCCAGCGTGGTCTTTGCGGTCTGAGCACCCCACTGCAGCACGACCCGCTTCGTGGGGCTGCTCGGTGAGAGCTCGCGCATCGGCTCGACCACGTAGGGAGTTCTGGACGTCCGGTACTGGCCGCGCTCGGCGCTGGTCTCGTTCGGGAGCGTGAGGAAGGTGTCCGCCCAGACGTCGATCGTCATGTCCGGGTCTCGGCGCAGGCCCTCACGCCAGGCTGCTCCGAAGATGACCTCGGCCGGTGCTAGCTCGAGCGCCGTGCTCGCCATCGCTTCATCGCCTCCACGAATGCGTACCGGTCCACCGGGAGGGCGCCCGCCGCGACGGCCTTCTTCCTCCAGCCCGGGCTCAGGTCGAAGTGAGGGACCGAGCTCCGTGCCTGGTACCAGCGCATCGGAAGGCCGATGCGGATGGCGAAGTCGAGCAGCTCGGTCTCGCTGGCGTCCGACAGCATGTGGCACGCGACCCCGCCCGGCCACGGCGCGCCGCATGGACGGCAGGCGTCCACGACGATCACGCGGTCCCCGCCGAGTCCCCCAGGTCTTCCGTGGTGGCCAGCGCGTCGAGCGCGTTCTCGATCTCGCCACGCAGCAGCGCTCGAATGCCGTCTGCGCTGGCCATGCCGGCGAGCGTGTCCGAGATCCGGTCGGGGATGCTCTCGAGGATGTCGCGCGCGGCGCGGGCGGACCGGAACGCCTTGTCGCGGACCGCGGCCGCGGACACGAGTTCACCCATCTCGCGCGCCAGCTGCAGCGCGGCGATACGCGCCTTCGTCAGCTCGTGCATCGTCCGGGCATCGGTGAGCGTGATGCCTTCGATCGACGGGATGTATCCGTCCACCGAAAGGGCGGCCGCCCGGACACCAGGCGCCGCGCGCGCGGTCGTGTTCGCAGCCCAAGCCTTGTCGGCTGCGGCCTGGTCGATGAGCCCGCGCGAGTCCGCGTGGATCCGCCCCTCGCGGAGCGCCTTCGAGACCGCTTCACGCGAGACCCCGCGGTGGCGCGCGTACTGGGCCGGAGACACGCGCTGCTGCGGAGCGACAGCGCGCGCAGGTTTCGGAGCAGGCTTCGCCGGCTTCCGTCGCGGCGCGCGCTTCCGACCCGCGCTGGCCGCGGCCGCTCGCTTCTTCGTCATCGCGAAGCGCTCCGGGCCTCAGTCGCGACGAGAAAACCGTCACACACGAGCGAACCCGTTGAACCGACAACCGTTACGCTGAATCTGTCAACCAAGTTGACACCGTGCGACACGCCGAACCCCTTGCCACCGCGCCTGTTGCGCGGATTCTGTCAACCTGTCAACCAGCTTCTGGAGCTACAGCTAGCGATAGCACGCGGTCGCCGTCACCCGCAGGGGGGCCTCGCGGAAGGACCCGCGACTCTCGACCTATCGAGCTGTCGTTCTCGTCGCTCCCACCAGCGCCAGTAGTCGATCTTGCGGCCCTGTCTCGTGAAGTAGGCCGGCTCATCATCCTTGCAGCCTGCACCGCACTTGTCGCACAGCAGCTCCACGAGATAGGCGGTCGGGTGATCGTGCTCCGGGTGCCGATCCATGTTCGACTGCTTGCGGCCGCAGCGCGGGCAACGCATGTGGATCTTGCCCGGTCGCGCCTTGTGGAACCCCGAGACCCGGCTCACTGACGCCCCCATCTCGTCGCGAGCCACCAGCGCACCAGCTCGATGCCACCACCGAACGCTGCCGCTCCGACCACGAACATGAACGCCTGGAATGCAACGAACGCCCACACCTCCACGCACTCCCGGAACAGGGTCTTGCCGCAGCCGCACTCGCACTTCTCGAACCAGCCGCGATCGCCGCTCATAGCTTGCTCCAGCTAGCGAGGATGCGGCCCTCTGGCATGTCGCCAGTCCAATCCGGGCCACAGCGAATGATGCCCCGCCCGTCCTCGGCGTTGTGACACTCCACCAGCCACGAGCGGTCGGCGCAGCGAGCTGCGCGAGATGCGTCGGCCATCCTTCTGGTCGGCATCATGAAGCAGGTGGTGCCCAACGCCTCGGCGACCTTCTGCCAACCGAACCACTTGGGTACGCGAAGCACGCACTTCGGCCGCATGGGACCGGTCTGCACGAACAGGAGAACGCGCATCACGAACCGACCTGCTCTTCGGTGCCCTTCCAGACGAACTCGCTGAGCGGCCTATGCGTGTGGCAGTGGACGCAGAACGTGCCGTTGTAGAAGCCGGGATCTCGGGCGTACGTCTCAGCGATCTTCCGGCCCATCGTGGTGTCGGTCCCGCAGTTCAGGTGGGTATAGGTGTCGCGCAGCGGTCGCACGAACCCCTTGGATCGCTCGTCATCTGTCAGGACGACGTAGGCCTTCTGCATGCCAGAGCCGGCCTGGATCGTTCGATGATCAGCCGTGACGGGCGAGCCGTCAGTCAGCATCGTCTTACTTCGGTCGGCCGGCGGGGCAAACGACGACAGGATCAGGTCGCGAACCGGCTTGAGCACATCGCTCCATGCTGGCGACCGCTGCACAGCGCGCATCTCTTCCGGCGTGAGCTTCCGTACGATGCCCTCGACGATGAGCGAGATGCCGGCGCACGACTCACAGATCAGCGGTGCGAGTGTTGGGAACTGAGCTGAGCCGACGACAGCCAGCTCCTTGAACTCGAAGCCGCAGTGAGGGCAATGGGCAGCCATCACTCACCCCACAGGAACAGGGCATCTGTCCCGGGCACGCTGACCACCCGCACCGGTACCGTGCTGCCAATGGCCTTCCATCGCGCATACACGAAGTCGTGCGTGATCAGCGCGCCGGTCGGGTTGAGGAGCACCACGCCGTGCTCGAAGAATCGGACATAGAGCCCGCTCGCCAGCCGCACCCATACGCCGAGCGGTTGCCCCAGCCATCCGACGTACTTCCCGGTGGGGTCCGGCCTCCCCTGTGGATCCACGGCGTACTCGGGGAACCACAGCTCGGCCTGGTAGGGCGTCGTGACCTCCTGCAATCCGTAGGTCACCGTGGCGCCGGTCATGCAGGCCGTGCCGAGCATGAACCTCACCAGGCGTGGATCGCCCCACGAGCCCGGCGTGTGCTCGCTCTTGAGCCAGTCGCCGTCCTTCTGCGTGATCGCCTTTGAGAACGGGGCGAGGGTGCCGGGGAACCCCTCGATCATCGTGCCGTCCAGCCCCGTCTTCTCCGCTCCGGGTCCGTTGCCGTAGATCCGGAACCCAGGGCCGAGCTCCCTGCGCATCTTGCTAGCCCAGGCGCGGAGGTTCGCGATGCGCACCTGGTCGTTGAGCTCGTTGCTGCCGATACCCATCGTCTTCACCTCGGGCCACCAGTAGTCGGCGAACCAGGAGCTCGCCCCCAGGCGCCTCGCTCCCCACACGGCGAGCGAGGCCATTGAGTCGGCCGTCGCCTTCCTCGCGATGTTCACCTGCAGCCCCTTGGGCCATGAGTTCTCGATGCCGCCCGTCGCCTTCAGGTTGTTGTGCCAGTAGGCGGCGAACGTCTTGTCCCACGGCTGCGTGACGAACGTGTCAGGCAGGTACCAGTGCGTCGTCAGGAAGTACGGGATGATCTCGATGTCCGGCCGGTAGTGCCGCAGCGTCGGGGCCACGTTCGGCTGCATCAGCAGCTGGCTCACGTCCACGACGACCCTCGGCCAGCGCGCGAGCTTCTGGCACATCGCCGAGTCGACCGATCCGTCCGGGCGAGCGAGCGGCTGGCACGGAGTACGGACGCCGATGTACGCGCCGATCCGTGGGTAGGGCTGGGCGTGGGCGATCGAGGCGAGGAGCAGCGAGGCGAGGAGCACTTTCAGGCGCATTGGACTTCCTCCATGACCGGGGGTCGGGCGTGGGCCCGGTGTTCGACGTGATGGCAACGTGGGCAGTGACGGTCGAAGCCGCGGCCGGCGCCGAGCTCGCAGCCGTCGCACGGCTTGAGACCGAAGAGGGGCCTGTCGCTCGGCCAGTGGGAACTCAGCCGCTCGTACTGGCAGGCCTCGCAGCGCTCGACAGACGTCACGCGCGGCGCCATCTCGGCGTCCGTGGCATCCAGGCGGCACGGCATGCACTCGAAGAGCCCGAGGGCGATGTTCACGAACGCCTTGGTGCCACGGTTGCCGGTGGTCGCACCGGGATGCGTGCGCGGGATGTCCGCGCCGCAGAAGTGGCAGCGCTGATCGCGCATGATGTAGCGCGCCGGGGTCCAGAGCCGCGGGTCGCCGGTCGGGCTCATCGTGCGAGCCAAGTGGCGGCGCTGAAGGCGACCCAGAGCGCGATCATGACGACCAAGAGGCGCCAGCGCAGGGGTAGTGTGCGCACGAACACCTCGTAGATGAGCATGCCGACGACCACGCCGATGATCGAGATCGCGACATCGAGCGTGGCACTCACGACTGCCACCCACCGGCAGGGACCTTGAGGATCCCGAAGCCGCGCCAGGTCTGAAGCGCGATGCCGCCGTGGGCCTCGACCCAGCCGGCCAGCGGCGGGATCTCGTGGTTGTAGGAGATGCTCGTGTCGTGGACCACGATGATCGCGCCGGGCTTCACGGCGAGCATCTCCTCAACGCGCGCGGCGTAGTCGGAGTCGCAGAACACGAAGTCGGCCTGGCGCAGCTCGGGTAGGTCGATGCCGCGGCAGTTGCGGACATCCCACACCGGAGCGTTGCCGCTCAGCCGCTGACACGTTTCGAGCACTCGCGCGGGATCGGTGTCGCAGGTCAGGACGCGTGTGTACCCGACCAGCTCCGCGGCATGGACCAGGCGGAGTGTGGTCCGACCATCGAAGCAGCCTGTCTCAACGACGAGACGAGGGCGCAGTAGACACACCATCGCGTAGAGGAAGTCCTGCACCTCGAGCTCGGTTCCAGCGTCAGAGTGCACCGTCAGGCCGTGAGGATCCTTGTGCATCACGCCTCCCAGTGGGCCTCGGACACGGTCGAGAATCCGATGCCGAGGTGGTTGTGCCGGACGCCCTTCAGGAAGCCGAGGCGGCCGTGGTCGCGCGCCATGGCGCTCATGCGCGGGTCGTAGGTGTGGGCCGTGGTGTCCGGGATCAAGAACGACTCGGGCTGGATCTGTCCGCTCCGAGCGAAGTACGGCGTGCCCAGGCCGATGCTCTCGAAGACCTCGTCGTCGTCCTCGGGCCTGCCCGGAAGGGAGCCCTGCACCAGCTCGGGGACCACCTCGCCGTTCACGCTCCAGGACGCGAGCAGCGCGTACCTCGGGTGTTCGAGGAGCACGCGCGCGCCGCGCACGGCCCAGTCGCGCGCGATGGGCAGGTGGTCGTCGTCCATCACCACGTAGACGTCGGACTGGGCTATCTGAGCCGCGCCGAACTTCGTCCACTCGTGATAGCGCTGCCTGCCGATGGCGATGCACGTGGCGCCAGTGAAGCCGAGGTTGGCCAGCGCGTCCGGACCACCTGTCTCGTGCATGAGCGCGAACAACCGGATGCCCTCGAGCATCCTGAGGCGCTCCAGGACGAGGCCGGCCATGCGCTCGCGCAGTGGGTGTTGCGGCCACACCTTCACGAACACGTCGATGGGGGCGCTCATGAGATCGACCCGCCGTCGTACTCGTCGTCTGCAGGCTCGACGATGGGCGGCGCGCCGCGGCGCCTGGGCTCAAGCCCCAGCTTCACGCGGCGGTAGACCTCGAAGCGGTGCACGTCGACGCCCGACGGTGCTTCGAAGCCGAGCTTCACCTTGCCGCCCGAGTACTCGAGCACGGTGACGCAGACGTCGTCCCCGACCATGACCTTCTCACCCAGACGCCGAGTCAGCACCAGCACGAGACCTCCCTGTTCCGGTTCCCTGCAGCTCCATGCCGGACGCATCCCTCGCGCCGGCGCTCATCGGCCCCTCGGCTCCGTGCTCGCGCGCGGGCCAGCGGGCCCCCAGCGCGCGCAGCTTCTCGATCGTCCGGCGGTTGAGCGCCGGGTAGCCCTCACGGCTCGCCTGGTCGAGCACGCGCGCCAGGAGGCGCGGGTGGGGCCGGGTCTCCATGACCCAGCGGTAGAGCTCGACCTGCAGCTCGGCGTAGCGCTCGCGATCGCGCTCCCGGGCGGCGTTCTGCGCCTGGCGAGCGTCGGCCTCGCGCTGGCACCAGGTGACCAGCAGCCCCGCGGGGTTCTCGACCATCCCCGGGAGCCGCTGTGCCATCTCGAGCACGTTCGCGACGTGGAGCTGGACGTCCACGCCGAGGGGTCCGAGCTGTGCGTTCAGGCGACGGATGAGGCTCTCGGGAATCAGGTCGGCATGGTTCATGCGCCTCTCCCCTGTGAGCCGCCGTTGCCTTCTGTGGCCCTGGCGATGATGCCCGGGAGTGGCGACGAGCTGGGCGAGCCAGCCGAGCCAGCCGAGCCAACGCGCGAACGCGCGCTCTTGGCTCTGTCGGTTCTCGGTTCTGATTCTGTCTTGCCTGTCTTCTCGCCTCTCAGTTCTCCAATCTCCACATCTCCAATCTGTTCGACCCGGGGTTGAACCCGAGGTGCACCGGGAGTCGCACCCGGGGTTGAACCCGAGGTCGCACCCGGAGTGGAACCCGTAGTTGCTAAGTCCTTGCGGCGACGGCGCGCAGCGACACCCTTCATGGCACGCACGCGCTTGATCTTCATGGCCACCAACGTGGCCTCCCAGTCCTCCACGATGTCTTCCAGAATCCACACCGAAAGACCCTTCCGCCGCCGCTTCACGAACGGGCGCGCGAAGACCTCGCGCACCTCGACCCACTCCTTGGGCGTGTAGCCGGCCCACGCGCGCACGTCCTCCTCCTCCATCACGCCAGGCGTCGGCGTGCTGTAGGTGGCGGCGCGCACGTCCATCAGCCGCCCCCGCTGCTCCGGGGTCAGCCGACGGATCGCCGGGTCGTGTAGCCATTTCTTCCACCAGAACCTCGACCATTCGATGAGCTCCAGCGCCTTACGCCGAGCGCGCTCGGGCTCGCCATGCTCCACTTCGTCGCTCACGTGCGGTCCCTCGGTTGTGCTACTGCGTCCGTGCTGCTTCAGGTGGGGCGGGCTGCACTCCGCTCTTGGCTCCGGCCGTCAGCAGTGGAGCTGCGAAGCTGTTGCTCGGTGCATCCCATCAGGGGGACTGCCCGCCCCTCACTCGTTCAGCGCAGCGCTGCCGCCGCGTTGTGCGTCGCGATCGACGCGTTGGCCGTCATGACCGCCTCGCGCACCTTTCGGATGGCCGCGGTGCGGTCTGGTCCCGGCGGGCACAGGCTCCAGATCGTCCCGGCGAGCACGCGCGCCATCTGGCGGATGCCCTGGTACGCCTCGACCTGCTCAGGCGTGGGCGGGTGGAACGTGAAGAGGTCGTCGAGCACGCGCTCCGCCTGCTCCGCCGGCGAGAACCCCGCGGGCGAGACCTCCGTGGTCGTGATGTTCGCGGCTGCTGGTGTGTCTCCCGTAGCCATCGGGCACCTCCGATTCGGGTTCGTGCTGCGTTCAGCGCGGTACCGGCCGCCACACCCGACCCCCGTTAGGCGGGCAGGCTCGCCACCGGCACCGCATTCCTCAGTGCGCGCGGCCGCGGTCGCCGCGGATGCCACCCTTCGCCAGCGCAGCGCTCACCTTGTCGAGCGGCGCACTGACCGTCTTCCCCGTCGCGGGGTCCTTCATCGAGACCGTCGCCGCCGTCTCGCCGCGATCGCTCGGCGCCGGCAGGAGCGCGTCCTGCTGCGAGTCGCGCACGGTGATGCTCACCATCCGGCCGAGGACCAGGTCGCTCCACGCGGCGTCCTTCTCGACGACCAGCACGGCCTTCGTGTGCTTGTCCGCAGCGGTGGTGGCCGGTGTGATCGAGAGCGCGATCTTCACGAGCTCGAGATCCGGGTAGTCCTTCGGATTGGGCGAGAAGATGGCGTGGCCGATGACGCGGCCCTGGACCTCGTACTTCATCGGGTTCCCCCTTGAGTGGATTCGGTGCGGGCCACGGGAGCCGACCCCTCGGCCTCCCCGCGCTTGCGGTTCTCCGTTCCACCCGCACCGAACTGTGTGCGGCCGGTGCCCACGAAGGGCTCCAGCTCGCGGACGTCGCGGACGACCAGGCAGAGAGCGCCGGCCGCCTCGAACTTCTCGTGCAGCTCGCGCTGCTCGCGGGAACGCCTCGCGCGCCCGCTCTTGATCTCGAGGAGCGCCAGGCGTCCGTCGGGCGGCAGGCACGCCATGACGTCCGCCATGCCGACCTGGAGCCGGTTGCGGCGCAGCTGGAACGCGCCGCCGGAGATCGGCGCCACGCGCGGCCCGGTGTGGATGGGCGTGGCAGGGCAGCCCGAGAGCCGTAGGTAGGTCAGGACGGCCGCCTGCAGCTGCTCATGGGCCGCGAGCGAGCCGATGGGCATGCGCCTTAACTGGGCGGCCGTGACGCGCTGGGTGCTCACGAGCCACCTCCTGCCTTGCGGCGCGCCCGCGCGTGCTCCATCAGCGCGCAAGCCCACATCTGACCGAGAGAGCGCAGCGACTCGTCGTCCAGCGCCTCGACAGGCAGGTGGCCGCCTTCCGTGGTGAGCAAGAAGTTGGGGAGCCTCGGCAGCTCCACCTTCGCGACGACGTTCACGATGGTGATCACGCGCCGGCCTCCAGCCTCGAGGAGTGGACGAACAGGTCCTCGCGCATCCGGCGCTGCCCGCCGTCGTGGGTGAGGTCCTGGAACACGACCCAACCCACGGGGATCCGCTTGGTGGAGCGTTTGGACGGCGGGCCCGCGGGATCCAGGCGCACGACTCGGACGCGCTGGACCCCGCGGCGCCACACCTGACCCGGCGCCGGCACGATCTCCGGCACCAGGTCGCGCCCCGAGACGGCCTTGGGCACCTGCTGCACGGGGAGCGAGCCCTTGTAGGCGCCGTTCCGGGCAGCCGCCGTGGGGTCGTAGGCGGGCTCCTTGAGCGCGCTCGCGACGTACAGGTCACGAAGCTCCGACCGACGCAGCCGTGCCATCCCTAGGCTCCTGCCACCCGGCTGCGCGGTCGGTCATACACGAGGTGCGTCACGCGGCGCGCCCTCGCTTGGTGCGGTTGGAGCTCGCAGCCCGCTCGCGCTCGAGGCGGCGCAGCTGGCGCACACGCTCGTCGGCATCGCGGGCTTTCCGGTGGGCCAGGCGGGCATCCGCCAGGGCCTTCCGGTGATCTTCGTGGGCGTCGAACGCGTCGCTGTGAGCCTTCGCCAGTGCGTTCTTCATCGTCCGTTCCCTCCGTGGTGACGGTCCTGTGTGACGGCCCGCAGCGCCGGCGCGACGGCCGAGCTGAGGGCGGGTGACGACACTTCGCGCGGCTCTTGGGCGCAGCTCGCGATGAGCAGCGCCACAAGCAGCAGCACGACGACGAGCAGGAGGCCGCAGGTCCACTTCCAAAGCTGGAGCTCGTGATCCCTCGACCGCGCCGCTTCCATGTCTGGTGTCATGCCCCGGGCATCTCGCCGTTGGGCTCCGCCGAAGTGTCCGGGAGCGGATCGGTGGCGATGACCTCGCCGGCGGCGCGCCGCATGGCGGTGGCCTGCTCGACGAGCAGGGTCGGCACGCGTTGGAGCGCGTCCTTGGAGCGGCACGTGGGACACGTGTATCCGCTGGCGAGTCCGAGCTTCTCGCAGTCGCAGAAGCCCGCGGCGTTCCGCTGGTGGTCGGCGATCACCTGCAGGAGCGCGTCGCCCTCGAGCGTGGGCGGACGCTGCATGATCACGTTGAGCGCGGGGACGTCGAACCCTGCCGAGGGCAGTCCACCGAGGGCGTCGCCCTCGAGCAAGAGCTCGACGCACCAGTCCTTGAACCGGGCATCGACAACGCGGACATCCCCGAACGTCTCTGCGGGAACAGCCCGCTGGAAGCCGTACTTGAGAGTGAATCCAATCAGGGCATCGGCAACCTTCACCACAGCGCGGCCCATCAGGCCCTCCTTGGCTTCGCCGCGATGCGGACGCACCCGGCGTGGTCGTGGATGAACCCCTCGCAGAGCAGGCGCTTGTCGGCCCAGCTCGAGGTCGAGGGAACGTTCAGGCGATCGCCGCAGCTCGAGCAGTGCAGGTGAGAGCCGCGCAGCTGCACCCAGCTCAGGTCGTAGCCGTAGTGCTCGACGTGCTGCACCGGCGTCATGCCGCGGCCCAGCGGCTCGAGGAGCAGGTCGGCGGTCGCGAGTGGGGCGTGCGTCATCGCCCCGTCTCCCCGATGCCGGGCAGGAGCGCTGGCATCCGGCCGCTCTGGTACATCGCCTCGAGCTGGGGCCTGAGCCACGCCCCCACGGTGCTGCCGTCGGCCATGACGGTGTCGGCGAGGAACTCTCGCTCGAAGCTCGAGATGCCGGCCTCCATGGCCTCGAACTTGGCCAGCATGATGAGCAGGATCGCGCGCCACCTGGCGCGGCAGGCCTGCTCCCACAGCTGGCGCTGCTTCTCCTTCGGGTACTGCTTCCACGAGTAGCCACCGCGAGTGCGACGGTGGAGGAACCGCTTCTCCTCGTGACCCGGGAGCGGCACCGCCAGGCGGACCATCCGGCCCTGCATCGTCCAGCCGATGATGGCCGCCCCGGTGTTGTGGTCGAACGCGCTCATGAACTGCGTGGCGCCCTTCTCGCGCACGAGGTCCTCGATCTGCAGGCGCGTGCGCTCGACGGGGACGGTGGTGCCGGCGGCGTAGGTCACTTCTTCCCGCCCTTCACCCTGGCGGCCTTCTTCGCCTTCGCCTTGGGTTTCTCGGGCGCAGCGGGGGCCACCGGCTTCGGCTTCTCGGCGGCCTTGCGTTCCGCGAGCACTTCGGCGCGCGCCCTCTTCGAAAGATCCGCGTAGCTGATCCCGAGCACCTTCAACCCGACGTTGGGCGCCTCGCTGACCGCCAGGAGGAAGACCATGGCGTTGCGTTGCGAGGGCTTGAACGACTTGATCTTCGCCCCCTTGGGGGCACCGACCGCTGCTACCACCTCGTCATCGTCACGCCACGAGATCTCGCGCAGGGCCTCCAGGGCGAGATCCAACAGAGCCTGCGGGGAGAGCTTCATAGCGGCCTGCGCGATCGCGAGGTCCTCGAGCTTCTCGGTCTTCTTCCGCACGGCCTCATCCAGAGCGTGGTCGTGCACGGGCGCCGGCTTCGCCATGCGGTTGTCCTGCTTCGGGCCCGCCTTGCCCGCGACCGCCGCCTCGACCTCGGCACGCTTCCAGATCGAGACGGGCTTACCGGTCTTCGGGTGGCGCGCGACGTACTCGCGAGGCTTCACTCCGCCCGGGCTCTTCGAGACGAGCTCTTTCCACGTGCGACCGTTCGCCCCTGGCGTGGTCGCGCGCATGTCCGGGTGCACCCACGGGTCGCCATCGAACGGCCGTCCAGCCGCTGTGTCGCGGAGCACCTTCGCTGACTGCTCGAGGGTCATGACTTTCGCGCCGCGCTGGTCGGCTGCGATGGTCTCCTTCTGCCACGCCGCGACACGCTTCGTCGCGAAGCATCCCGTGTCGGTGCACAGGTCCTTCCCCTTCCCGAGGTCGCCGAAGAGGTCGGGCATGTTGCCCGTGCGCTTGGGACACGTGCTACACGGGCCCGCGACGGGCACCAGGGACGCGTCGAGGATGTCGAATGGTGCCGCGCGCATGTCGAGCATGTACTCGTCTTCGACGAGCTCAGTGGCCTCACGCACGGAGAGCGGCGAGGTCTCCTGCATGCCGGTCCGGGTGTTGAAGCCGGTGAACCTGCCCTGCATGATCTTCTCGGCCGCCTCCGCCTGGAGCTTCTCGTCAGGGATCCGCGCAATCAGGAGCGCCAGCGAGGCGTTCATCTCGTTCGTCCAGAACAGCTCGCGCGCGACCTTGGGCAGCTTCAGGAGCGCCATGCGCTGGTAGACGTAGGCCTTCGACTTCCCGAGCTTCCGCGCCAGGTCTTCGACCGTGTAGCCGTGGACCTGTGTGAGCCGCTGGTAGCCTTCGGCCTCCTCGAGCGGGTGCAGGTTCTCCCGCTGGAGGTTCTCGATGACCTGCACCTCGAGTGCCTCGACGTCCGAGAGCTCGCGCACGAGTGCGGGGACGGTATCGAGCCCGGCCGCCTGGGCCGCGGCGTGGCGACGGTGGCCACAGACGATCTCGAACGTCGGCATGCCGACAGGTGCGTCATCCAGCCGACGCACGAGCACCGGCTGCAGGATGCCGTGGCGACGGACGGACTCGACCAGGTCGGCGAGCGACTTCTCGTCAGCGGTGCGTGAGCGGGGGTTGGTGTGCGACGGCGCGATGCTCGCGACGGGGATGGCCTGGACTTCGATGGCCTGCGCTTCCATGTGGTTCCTCCGTGAATCACCTGCAGGTAGATTTCCGGGGCCCGGCCGACGTCCACGCGGGGGCGTCACCTGCCGAGGGCCGCACCAAGTCAGGCTGCCGGCACCCCGGGACTGCGCATCGGGTGGTCAGAGCGGGTGCGCGCCTCCGCTCGTGGGACCACGCGCGCGAGTGCTGAGGCTCTCGCGGGACGGGAATGCGCCGGGTCCGCCAGGCGGGTTGCTCCACGCCTCGAGGATCCCGAACTCGCTCGCGCGCGGACCGTTCGTGACGTTCCGGGCGCACGCGGCGATGTAGGCCTCGACCTGCGAGCGCGCTGCATCCGCCGAGGGCGCCTCGACCACGAACCCGCGCCGAGCGTTGGCGCGCGCCCAGCGCTCCATGTCGGCTCCACCCGTGACCGTGCGCAGCCGGCGCTGCCCACTCAGGCAGACCAGCATCATCCGGCGTGCCGGGCGGTCCGCGCCGAGCCCGGGGATCATGGGGGCCATCCCCCGCGGCCTCATGACTCACGCCCCGCGGGGTAGACGGGGCCGTTGGCAGCCGGCACGACCTTCAGCAGGTGCTGGGCCAAGTCTCGGTTACTCAGCGAGCTGCCGTTCATCACAGTTCTGGGGTGAGCAGCCGCGCGCAGCAGCGTCTCACCCCACTGGCAAACGCCGATCGCAGCCGTGCGCCACGCTTCCTCGAGTGGCACGCGGCTGGCCGTGCGCACGCGCAGGACCATCAGCTCAACCGTCCGCGCAACCTGCAGGTCGGTCTCGAGCTTCGCGAGCCCGTCCCCTCCCGGGCTCGTTCGCAGCGCAGCGCGCGCCATCTGCACCGCGACGCTGGCCTTGCCCAGGACGACCTCGCTCTGGCGGTCGAACTCAGCGAGATCCATCTCCGCACGCTCGGCCTGTCCCGAGGCCGACCGGTACAGATCCTCCGCGGTCGAGAGCACGTGGCGACGCACTCGCTTGAGCACTGCCTCCAGCTGCTCGGCATCCTGCGCAGCGTTCGCCTCAGTCACGCCGTCGCCGGCGGCGAGCATCTCGACGATCCGCGGCGACTCCATCACGGGTGGTGCGGCGGGGGCGCTCACCGTGGCACCTGCAACATCTCGCGCACGAGCGGCTCGATCACGAACATCACGAACGCGAAGCCGACGATCTGGCCGAGTAGGATGCACGCGATGAGGCGGAGCATGAGCAGCGTGCGCGGTGGGCGCGCGGCCGGGGGCACCGCGCGCAATGTCGCGAAGCGCACTGGCGTCGTCGTGGACGGAGTGACGACGCGGTTGTCGATGATGCGATGCTCGCGATGGAAAGCGAGCAGGCGATTGCCGTAGTGATCGCAGCGCTGCTGTTGCATCCTGTGCACACAGCCTCCTGCTGGCTGCGTGCAGCGCTCAGATCATCGAGTGCTCGTCGGGCTCATAACCCGAAGGTCGCTGGTTCAAATCCAGCCCCCGCTACCATTCCGGGACCCCGAGCTACCTCGTTCGGGGTCCCGACCCATTTTCGGTTTCTCGGCGTACTCTCGCGCAGCTGTCCGACGTCGAAGGCCACCAATGTCTATGGCCGGGTCTGCGGACGCATATTCGAGAACCGGGAAACCTTGGGGCCTCGGGTGGTGCACCATCCCGGGGCCCGACTTCTTTGGGCCGGGCTGCTGTTGCGACGAGCACTGACTCACTGGCGCTGCACACGAACCGCTGTTGAGTGAGACGACGGCGGCATCTACCTGACGTCGCTCGCTCCGTTGATCCGCTCGGCCTCGCGTCGCACTGCATCGTCGCTAAGCCGTGCGTACATCTGGGTGGTCACCACCGAAGCGTGACCGAGGATCTGCTGCAACGCCGGCAGGCTACCCCCGCTCTCGATCCACCTGCAAGCAAAAGTGTGGCGGAGCTGATGGACGTGGAAACCGGCCACCCCGGAATGCCGACGGACGACCTTGGCGAACGAGCTGCTCGCCCCTTCCGAGTACGGGACCAGGCGGCCGGAGCGCGCCCCGATCTCGCGCGAGAGCGCGGCGGTCAGCGGGACGCGTCGGATCCTGGACGACTTCGTCTGCGAGACGACGAGCATCCCGAGCTCGACATGCTCGCGGCGCGACCGGCATAACTCGCCCCAGCGCAGGCCGGTACCGAGTCCGAGCCGGACCACGAACGCGAACGGCTCGGGGATGGCGAGGAGGGCCTCGACCTCGTCCGGCCACAGCCGGTCCGGCGGCTCCTCCTGGATGCGGGGCATGACCCGCCGGGGGAACGGGGAGCGCTCGACGATCCCGCTCTCCGACGCCCAACCGAGCATGCATCTGAGGTCCGTGAGCAGGTGGCGCACGGTGCGCGGCGCGAGGCCCCGATCATGCAGGTGCAGGCGGTACCCGCGCACCGTGTCAGGGCGGACCGCCGTGATCGGCGCCTCGCCCATGAACGGCACCAGGTAGTCCCGTACCCGCTGAGCTGCCATGCCCATGTTCTTCGCGCTCCGAGCTGTGGCCACGTAGAGCAGCACCCACTGTGCGGCCACCTGGGCGACGGTGACACCCGAACCGTGAGGTCCGAGCATGGGTCACTCTCCAGGGGGCGGGACCGGCAGCGTGGGGGCGCGCTGGCCTTGCTACAACCCTAGGTCGGAGTTTGGTGCGGAGTCAACCGGTTTTTTTACCGGTGACGGGAGCGCCCAGTTATGCCACGCTCTGTGTGGCGAAAGGGCCAGACCGCCGCTCGCGCAACTGGCGGGTGCGGGCGTAGGCTGACCGGACCGCCTCGACGGATTGACCGATGCACTCCGCGTACAGCTCGAAGAACCGGTCAGGCGGGCTCAGGATCTCCGCGCGCTCGAAGTCGCCGATCCTGCGCACATCGCGAGGGTAGCGGCGCTTCTTGAAGAACGCCGCGACCTTGGCTGCTGTAATCGAGCCGGGGGCGTCCTTGCGGAGTTTGGTCAGAGGGGTGTTAAGCACGATAGCGTTGTATCACCGCGTTGCGAGTCGGGCAAGACGAAAGGGTATCTATGGCGCTCACCAAGTGCACTGAATGTGGTGGCCAGATGTCCAGCCTGGCGGAGCGATGCCCTCACTGCGGGCACCCGAGCGTGAGGACGCTGTTCGAGAAGCTGCCTGCCGAGCAACCAGCCAGAGCGCCACTGTTCCTCGCCTTGGCCGCCCTGTGCTTTGTCTTACTCCTAGCCACGCCACGCATCATTGCGGTGATTCCAGCCCTTGCGACATTGGGTTGTTGTGCCGTGTCCATCCTTCGCCGAGAACGCGCGCGCCTAGCCGCCGGAGTCGTAGCAGCGCTCTGCCTCGGGATTCTCTTGCTTGGGAGTTCATCGATCGGTAGCAACGCGAGTCGTAGCGGAGGGACGAACAACATAGCTGCCGTTGAGGTTGCGGACTGGAACTGGGGCAAGGATCCTGACTTCGGCACTAACGGAACCATCAAGTGGAACGTGCAGATCCGCAACACGTCTTCGCGTAACGTCGAGAGCGTTCGTGTCGAGTTCACTACCTACGACGCAGCGGGAAAGCTCGTTTCGACGACCTTCTCGTACGTTAGGTCGATTCCGCCTGGTGGTACGCGAGCCGACAACTCCTACGCGGACTTGTTCGGTACGGAGTCGCGCGCTCAGGTTCAGGTTACGGACGTCCAGTTCGCCGACTAGTTGCCCTGCTGGCTCTGAGTGGAGATTACGTGGGCATCCCTTTGATTCTGCTCGCGATCGTGATGGCAACAGTCATGTACTTTCTTCCCACGATCGTCGCTGCCAAGCGAGAGCACCACAACCTCGTAGCGATTCTGGCCCTGAACTTCTTGCTCGGATGGACGTTGCTCGGATGGGCCGTCGCGCTAGTGTGGGCTCTCACAAGACGCCCGACCGGCTCACCCGCCTGACCTCGACACCCGTTGCTCGTAGATGTCGCTCAGACCCACGGCGCCGGCGCTGAGCTCGACGATGCGCATGGCGCGATCGGGGCGGGGTGCGGTGACTCCGGCCACCCACTGGTAGACGGCCTGCCGCGTGACGGGCTGCCCGCGGCCGCTGAGATCCACGGTCAGGCGGGTGACCCCGTACGACATCACCCAGCGACCGAACGACGTGCGCCAGCGGCGCGGCTCTCGGAGCAAGGCTGAGCCCTCGCGCATCCTGCGCGGACGCCATCTTCACCCGGGCGGGGCCAGCTTCCTCGCCGGCGCGCAATGGGATACCACGCTCCCACGTCTCCCGTAAAGCGGGCCGCCCCGGCGCCCTCCCAGGGCCGGGGCGGTGCTCTCCAGTTCGAGTACGACTGCTTCAGGCCGGCTTCGGGACCGCCTTCTTCCACCCGAACACCTTCTCGAGCAGCCCGCGGCCCAGCAGCTCGTAGAGCTCCTGTCCCACGCGCGCGTGGACGATCCCTCGGATCACCTGGTCAGCGAACGTGAATCCCGCCAGGCGCGCAGAATCACCGAGCAGGCTTGCGTGCACCATCTCGACCCCCGCCGTCGTGGCGATGATGAAGATGGCGGTGTTGAGCCAGGCGATCATCTCGTTGGGGATCCTGGCCAACGGTTGCCAGTACTTCACCGCCATGCCGAACAGGAGTGCGGCGACTGCGGCGAACGGACTGAACCACTGGCGCACTCCCTCGGGGGTGAGCGTGAACGCGGTGACAGGTGACGCGAGCAGCAGCCCGATGAACATCGCCAGCATGACCGCCGCCCCCCATCGGAACCCGGAGCTGAACATGGGATTCTCCTTCTTCCGCGGCTCGTGTGGTGGGCGACATACGGGGCTGCCGCTCAGCCCCATCCACAGGAACCCTCAGGGGTGGCCGGTGGGGCCCTCCCCGTAGAAGCGGCGGAGGTCGCGCAGCTGGCGCAGCATGACCTCGCGCGAGGCCGAGTCCGGCTCGACCCAGAGCGTGGAGTTCAGGTTCATGAGCCGGGTCACGTGGGCGACGTCGCGCTTGATAAGCTCGAGGTCCGAGCGGATCGGGCGCAGGTTCCAGTACATGAACGCTCCGAAAGCCCCGGCGATGGCACCGACGAGCCACAGGATCTCGCGCAGGTTGCGCGCGAGATCCCCGGCTCGATCCATGAGCGGTTTCTCCTCTGGCGACTTCGGTGTCATCGCACCAACCTCCGCACAAGATCCAGGTCGAATGCCTTCCCCGGGCAGGTCTTCTCGGGGTTGAAGTCGCGATGCCCGACGATCTGCTCGGGCGGGATCCCGAACTCGCGCATCCAGGGCAGCACGATGCGCCTGACCAGAACCTCGATCGTGCGCAGCGGGGGTGGCGCCAGATCGAAGTTCCCGACGATGCACGCGTGCAGCGCCAGGCGGTTCATGCCGCCCTGCGGGCAGGCGGACGCTTGGTCGTATGGCGCGCGGCCGAACAGGGCCTGCACCCTGTACGTCTCGAGGTCGGGGTTGTCGGTGACGATCTCCACCCCCGCGTGGTAGCCCACGTCGCGCCAGCCCTCGGTCTCGCGGTGGTACTTCTCGATCGCGGCCCACGACACGGTCGCGCCGTCCTTGGTCAGCGAGTGGTGGATCATGATGAACTCGCGCCGGAGCCCGATCACAGCCGCACCCCCGTAAGCGCGTAGACGAACGCGGCGTCCACTTGACGCTTGAGCTCGGCTGCGTAGAAGCGCGCCGCGATCTCCTGACCGGTCTGGATGAAGCGCAGGCGCCGGTCGAGCCGCGAGGGCGGCTTGAACGAGTAGACCGTCCGGATGTCGTCCCGCCCTGGCCCCACGCGCTGGAACACGCCGCCCTTCGGTGCCTTCCTCGTCTGCGTGAGCAGAAACGTCCGGTGCGCTCCCTTCCACTGAACGGTCCCGCGACTGCTGATGTGGGCGGCCAACGTGATCTGCGTGCGCCGTTTGCGCTTCTGCTGCCCGCGCGGGGTCACGCGCCGGAGGGACAGGCCCGCGAACGTGAACGGCTTCGGAACGCTCGAACCGAACGATGGCCGCGCCGGACCTCCCGTGATCGGGACGGCCACGTTCTTGCCCTTCACCGGCCGGCGCAGGTCGCCCGCCTCGAACCCCGACAGGAGCAGGCGCGGCTTCTGCCCCACGGAGATCCGCGCCTCGAACCGGCGCTGGGACACACTCGCGAACCCGCTCCCTCCCGCGGCCGCCCGGATGACGGCCGCCTCGCGCAGCACGAAGTCGCGCTTGCGCAGCGTGAACTGGGACTGCACCCGAGCCCGCTCACCGCGCTGGATCTCCTTGGCCGTGTTGTTGAGTGCATTCACCACGGCGAACGCCATGCGCTTGCCACCGTTTTTCAGTAGCGCGATGGGCTTCGCCGCGTCGATGCTGATGGTCACGATCGCCATCAGGCCTCCATCGCCAGGAGCTCGGTGGCGTAGTTCGGGCCCAGCCCTTGTTCGACCTCGAGCACGCGCAGGGTCTTCCCCGCCCAGGAGCCACCGCTGCCGTACCTTGGGAACACGACGTGTGGATCCACGTCGGACCGGAGCTCGATCACCTGCATCACTCGCACGCCGGGGTGGAATGCCCGGAACGGGACGCACACCCTGGGCTTGGCGGTGAGGTCGAAATGCCGGTTGCGCTTCTCGACGGCGGTGGCCTCATCGCGGATCCAGTCAGCCGTGAACTGAGTCTCCTCGCGAGGGTCGTAGTAGCCGTCCAGCGTCGCAGCCGTCCGCTCGCGGTCACCGCGGGAGTACTTGGCGGGGTTGTAGCGCGTGGTACCGGAATCGGCCCGGTCGTAGCCCAGCAGGTGGGCGGCGTTAGTGGCGACGTTCGTCCCCGAGCCCCAGAGCATGTTGATGTTGGAGGCCGCCACGCCGTAGGAGAACCAGAACCGGTCCGCGTAGCGTTCGACCTCTGCCGTGACGCTGACTGCCGGAGTCACCGCGAGGCTCACATGCCCCATGACGTGGGCCGCCGAGGTGGTGTAGCCGGCCGCGCCTGTGGTGCCGTCGATGCTGAAGCGCGGCTCCCAAGTGACGTTATCATTCGCGAAGCCGAGCGCGGAGACGCCGCTGCAGGTCACCGTCAGCGCGGTCACGCCCGTGACATAGGTGTTCGCCCCGAAGTTCGGGTGCGTGACGTAGTGCCCGACCTCGACGCCGTCCTCGAGGAACGAGCCCGTGAGGCGGGTGATCGTGTTCGTGCCGATGGTGTTGTTGCAGACACCGGTCACCGTCACGGTCGGCGTCGCCGTAACGGTGAACTTGTTCGTGGCGTGGCCGTAGGTGCAGGCATAGACGAACGGGGCGCTGCCGACCGCGTTCATCGCCCGCGCGAACTCAGCCGCGAGCCCTTCGGCGGTGTAGCTCCCGGGATTCAGCGTGGCCTGGTACGACGTGGCGTGCACCTTGAAGTCGAGTAGGTCGTTGAAGCCGGCCTTGATGTCGAACCCGTAGCCGCAGTCCACGTTGTTCGTCGCGGCCGCGCGGCACCGGATGCGTGCTTCCTCGGCGAGGTCGATCGGCGAGTAGGTGGTATTCGTCAACGTGGCGGTCACCGCACCACCGCCGCCCACGCTGAAGTCGATCTTGTTGTTGCTGGCGGAGGCCGTCAGCCGTTGGTCGCGGATCGTGGGAAGATTCACCCCTTGGCTGCTGCCTGCGGCATTGACGAACGCCTCGAACAATGTCCGGCTCCGGAAGTGGTCGAAGCCGTAGAGCACGCGGATCGCACGGCGTGTGTCCACGACCGTGATCTCCTCAGCCGAGACGCCGTCGATGTCGTACCAGCTGAACTTGTAGCCGTAGTCCTCGGCCGCACCTGGCTTCCACACGAACGCGAGCCACTTGTCCGTGAACCGGTCCTGGTAGACGCACATTCCGGACTGCTCAGACATCTTCTGCAGAACGCGCTGCACGGTGCCGCGCTCGCCGATCCAGCATGCGAGCTTCATGTCGTTCGGCTGGGCGTTCCGCAACAGGTCGCGCGCGTCCTTGAAACTGCCGACGACGTTGGTGCCGTACTCGACGTTGCCGCTCGAGACGCCGCCCCAGGTGATGAGGAAGTGCCGCATGATGTCGGGCGGGCGCTGGATCAGCGCACCGGCGGTGCCCGTGTACCCGCCACCCCCGTCGTCCTTGTAGCCCTTGAAGTTGCCGTAGAACTGTCCGTCCAGGCGGTACGTGGGCTCGACGGTCGCGTATTCCCTCGAATAGTGCGTATACCCGCCGAATCGCGTCCGGGGACCGGTATTGGGGTTGCGGACTACGCGCGAGACGTAGGTCTTCCCCGGCGTGACGACGCTCCGCTGGGGCCGGTACTTCACGACGAGCACGGGCCAGTAGATGCTGGCCTTGTTTGTCGCCCCACCCGTGAAGTCGATGCGGAGGTCGTAGACCGCGCCGGTCGCGGGGTTCGTGCCGAAGGCCCAGTCTTGATTCCAGTACGCGGCGGGCCACGCGGCCCGCTGAATCGCCGGCGACGTCCCCGTGGAGACCCACGTGACGGGAGAAGCACCCGCGCCGCCACCAGGAGTGAACACGTTGGCGCGCAGGTTATTGCCGTTGCCGGCGTTGCCCTTGTACGCCACGAGAATCTCGACGGACTCGATGCGGCCGAGCGGTCCCGTGTTCGGGATGATGAGCTGCAGCTCGTTCTTCCCGGTCGCCTGGTCGAGATCCGCGAATGTCGCCGGCTCGTCTGGAGACATGGCACGGCGAGGGTTGCCGGCCGTGTTGCCACCGCCAGCCGCGCGCACGTCGATCGGGATGATGGCCGCGAACGCCACGGCCTTCTCGTCGGGGATCGACAGGTAGGACTCGGACGCGCCCAGCGTCTCGGTGATGCCACCTGCTGTGTCGAGCGGGTGCAGGATGTCGCCGCCGGCGATGAACGCCGACAGCCCGTTCGCGCGATCGAGGAGATCCATCACGTCGTGGCAGGCCCCGACCACCTTCACCGAGGCGGCCCCGACGCCTGCGTCCACCAGCACCAGGGGCACGACGCCAGATCCTGCGCCAGAGTCCTCCTGGTCCTTCTTCGAGCCATAAGGCGTGGCCCAGGGGGCGGGTAGCCCGGGAGCGGAGTGGTCGCCGTAGACAATCGGCACCGGGAGCCCCTGCGACACGTCGGGCGAGTCGGGGTAGTTCGTCTTGTCCACCACCGGGGGCAGCTGGAAGTTCCACGACTGGTCCTGCAGCAGGTCCAGCGTGATGCCCTCGGGGGTGATGTCCTTCGGGCGCGAAACCTTGCCCTTGAACACCTGCAGGGCGTCGCTCCAGGCGAGGCCCATGTCGGGAGCCCAGAGGTAGATCGTGACGATCGCGTTCTGGAACAGGAACGCGGGCAGCAGGTCGTGGATCGTCCCCGAGGTCTGGCTCGCGTCTCGACGCTTGGCGAGCCGGATGCTCGTCGACGCCGGCGCCAACCCAGGGGCCAACCAGTCGACGCTCGAGCGGATGCTCGAACCACCCATGAGTCCGGCCTGCCAGGTGCTGCCGTCGGGAGTGTGGAGCTCCGTGCTCGAGAAGCGGAGCGTGCGGCTGCTTGGCACGGTGAGCTCGATCTTCACGAGCGTGGCGCGCGGGCAGGTCTTCAGCCCCCAGGCGGCCTGGAATGCGTCGGTGGCCGCTCCGATCACGGCATGCTCACCAGTTCGAGGTTGATGTCGTAGAGGCCCACGCCGCCGCCCAGCCCCTCGGTTAGAGCGCCGCCGCGCAGGTAGACCTCGAAGAAGTTGCCCTCGTGGTCCACCAGCACGAACGTGGTCGGTCGACCCTGCGCGCTTCGCAGGATGTTGCGCGTTGCGAGCGGGATCGAGTTCCACGGCATGGTCCAGGTGTGCCCCGGGTCTCCGAGGCGCGCGATCACGACCGAGCCGTTCGCCAGTGGAGTCTCGAGCCGGTTCTGGAACGGCGTGTGCACGCCGCCTGGCGAGTGGATCCCGCCCAGGTCCGAGACCTCACCGACGAAGAACCCGCCCAGCGAGAACGTCTCGCTCACATCACCCGGCGATAGGAGAAATCGTACCGAACGCGCGGAAACAGTTGCACCAACGACGCCAACGTCACGGCGGTCGGCGCCGAAGGTGTCGATGTACGTCCAGACACCCACAGGGTTGTAGGCCCCTGTCTGGTACAGGAAATCCACACCGGGCCCGACGCCAGTCGCCAGGCGGTATCCCATCATCGCCCCAGCGTTCAGGCTCACAGTCGCACCTAGGTCGAAGTCGATGCGGTAAGTGGCCGCGCTGGTGAGCACCGAAGTCTTCCACAGCGACGAGCGGTCGCCGTTCAGCAGGTTGCTCATGGTGTAGGGCGCTGACTCGATGAGCGCGGGCGCTCCGCCGCCGGTGCCGTTCTTCAGGACAACACCGGGCTCCAGGAGCAGGTTCGTGAGACCGAGCCGGGTGTTCGCCATCAGCTGGCCGCCGCGATCTCGATCAGGCGCGAGTTGGCCGCGCGCAGTTCACCGCGCGGCGAGACCAACGAGGTCAGGAGGTCCTTCGCCGAGAACGTCGTCACGTAGAAGGTGTCGCCCCCACGGCTGGCGCCGGCGTTGGCCATGCCGCCCACGGGTGACGAGGCGAACGTCTCCGCACCGATGGGGCCGCCGGCACCACCGCCGACAACGATGGGGCTGCCGACGTCGATGGGACCGCCTCCAGCCGCCGCGGCGCCGATCATTGCAAACGCCGCGTTGCCCGTGACAGCGCTGAGCGCCAAGCCCAACAACTTCAGGAACGCCCCGGTGATGGTCGAGGAGATCAGTTGCGCCATCGCGGATTTGATGCCGTTCACGATGCTCTGCCAGATCGTCGCGGTCGCGGTCGCGAAAGTCTGCATCTTGTTCGTCAGGTTCATGAGCACCGAGTAAAAGCCCGAATACACGTGGCGACCGATCTCGTCGAACGCATCACGCACCTGGTCGGAGAACTTCACGAACTCCTTCGCGGCAGCATCCAGCATGGCTGGCACTTCATCCGCGAACCCTTCCATGCCCAGCTTTTCGATGATGTTGCCGCGCAGGCCAAGCGCGTCGCCGCCTGCCATGCCGAAGCCGACCTGCTCACCGCCCAAGAAACTGCGGAGAAACTGCTGAATGCCAGCATCGTTGCCGGGGCCGAAGATCGCGCCGTGCGTACTGTAGCCGGGCATGTAAGTGGGCTGGTCCTCCCAGAACGACCAGCGCTCATCGTCCTTCGCGCCGCCACCGCGACTTCGGCGCTCTCCCCGCATGTGCGAGATCCAACTATCCATGTCGCTCTTCACCTGCTCATTGGAAGCCTCGCGTCCCATTGCCTGCATGACGGACAGTAGCTCGGTCAACATGCTGGTCGCTGTGGTCACCGCCGGTGCGAACGTCAAGACCAGCTCATTGCTCAGCCCAGTGATCGCAGCGCTCAGCTGATCGGTGGCGATATCAAGATCACGCATTGTTCGCAGTTGGCTGTCGCTCAGCGCCGCTCCGGTTCGCTCCGCAGCCTGCGCGAGACCGTCGTAGTTGGTCGCCAGCGTCTCCAGCACAGGAATGAGCTGCATCCCGCCGCGCCCGAACGCCTTGAACACGAGGGCATTGCGTTGAGCAACGTCTTCGGTGCTGGCGATGGCCTTCGCGAGCTGCATGAACGCCGTGAATGTGTCGCGGGAGGTCACTCCGATTGCGGCGAGCTCTTCGGCGTTGCTCTCGATCGCCCGCGTCATGAAGCTGAGTCCCTGACTCAGCGCGGTGGCGTCCACCCCACCTTGCTTGAACGCGAACTGCAGCACCTGGAGCTTGTCCGTCGCGATCCCAGACGAAGCGCTCAGGTTCTCGAGCTGTTCGACCTGGTCAGCCAGCCGGGTCGCCATGCTGGTGAGCGCACCCACCGCCGCGAGTGCGCCGCCCGCGAAGGCTGCGCCGGCGAGAGCGCCGCCGCTCATCAATGTCGAGAACCGAGACGCGACGCCCGAGAGGCCCTCCATGGAGCCGGAGAGCTTCTTCAGAGTCGCGGTGGCCTCGTCTTTGGCCCGCAGGACGATGTCGACGTTGCTGGATGGCATCTCAGGCGTCCTCGAGGAGGAACTTCAGGGCGTTCACGATATGGTTGGCGCCGCCCTCGTCCTTCGCGCCGATCTGCTGGTGCATCATGTTCCAGCGGAATCGGCGATAGACCTTGCTCGCGCGCATGACGCTGATGTTGAACGGGAACTGGGGGTCCCTACGCGCTTCGTCTGGGGTCTGCCCCAGAGCTCGGCAGTAGGACCACAGCTCATCCCACATGAAGTACTGCTCCTCACTTACTGCTTCGAAAGCCCCCCAGCGCGGCTCCCTCCCCATAGCCGCAGAGACCTGCAATCACGCTGCCCAACACGAAGACATCGGTGGCGGGCAGGCATCGCCCATCGACAGACAGGTCGTGACGCGGCACGTTCTCGTCGAACCAGAACGCCGGCCGCACGAACGCGCCGGCCGGGCCAGCCAAGGCCGTGCCGCGCTCGATGAGTTGCCGAGCAACCTCGAGCACCATTGGTAGCTTGTCGCTATCCACACCAGCGACGTCGTCCTTGGGCCCCATCTTCGGCGTGGCACCTGACAGTCGCCGCATGACCTTTGCCGCCTCGATCGAGTCGAAGGCCTCGCAGCGCACGACGTATGGATCGCCGTCGGCATCCACCGATGCGAGCTCGACTAGACGCACTCGCTCCGGCATCGCCTTCGCCATGGACAGCTTCAGCTGCGGCTTCGCAGCCGGCTTCGACTTCGCCATCTCATCCCCCTTGAGAAGTGGTGGGCACGGCGGGGGGAGGCGAATGGGGGATTGCGCTCTCCGCACCCGCCGGCCCACCGGTGCGGTTACGCCAGGGCGGCATCCGTGCTGCGCACGCGACAGACGACCGGCGAGGCCTCCGCGCCGTCGACCCCGTCGAAGATGGCCTTCCACGTCGCCGTCGCGATCAGCAAGTTGTCCGGAGCGTCGACCGGTGGCGTAGGGTCTTCCAGCAGGATCGCCTGGTTCGCACGGATCTCGAACTCGCGCTTGCTGGCCGAGCCGATCGTCGTCGGGTGCTGGAACACCAGGCGGGGCGAGCCGATGGTGTTCAGCCGATAGTTATCGAACTGCGTGCGGGTCTGGAATTCCTGCATCAGCTTGAACGTGGCCCTGATCCTCCCGCGGCGCAGGGGCTCGTCGACGGTGGTGCCAGAGCCGAACCAGCGGTCGTCGCTCAGCATGTTCTCGAGCGTGAACTCGAAGCTGCGCAGCCGGATGTCCGCGGCCGAGTCCACGCTGCCGTCGTCGACGACGAGCATGTTCGTGGTGTCCGAGCTGAACTGGACCGGGAAGTAGGGCGGGAACGACAGCGAGGGGGTGGGCGTCTGGTTGCTCACGCGGTCCTGGCCGATGCAGCCGAACTCCACCCCGACGACCGACTCGACCCCCTGACCAGCGGTGCCGCGCAGAGTGAACTTGTCGAACTTGACCCCGGTCGAGCGGAAGCACGTGCCAGCGGTGACGTCGCCGACGATCTCCTGGACGGTGAAGCCGTTGAGCAGCGGGCCAATCTTGAACGTGTGGTCGCGCACGCCGGTCTCGACAGTGCTCGACGCGTAAGTACCGAACACGCCACGCAACAGCTCGAGGAGGCCGTCAAACGTCAGGTGCGTCGCGAAGCTGCCCATGACACGCCTCGGCGGCTTGGCGGTCGTACGCTCCCAGGCCACACCGCTCATGAGTGCATCCTCGATGGGTGGGGCATCGAGCTTGAGGCCTGAGTTCAGCGCGGCCAGCTTGTGCGTGGCCGCGATCGCGGTGCCGTACGTGCTCTCCTTGCCGAGCTGGATGTAGCTCTTCCAGCCAGCGCCAGGGACGCCCATGGGTTCCTCCTTGCTTCAGGTTCGGGGCGCAGCACGGAGCGGCGCGCGTGGAGTGCGATTACGACAGTGGGTTCGGCGGGTTCGGGTGGTCGTAGAAGTCCGGCTGGTAGACCCGGAAGTCGTAGAAGCCCGTCTCGGACAAAGTGGTCGGCCCCGTGCCGTTGCACAGGAAGTAGCCCGGGCCCAACGTCGGCGTCGCGAACATCTCCGGGTTGTGGAACTCGTCAGTCGGGCAGACGTGCGACAGCATGAGTTCGCCGTTCAGGTAGCAGTCGATGGTCGGCGAACTGCCCACGCCGGTGATACGTGAGGGCCGGTAGTGCATGCGGAACTCTTTCTGGAAGAGATCCGGACCGAATACTGGATTGACCGGGAACTCGGTCACGATCGCCGGCTCGCCGTTGTCGAGGAAGATCGAAAGCTCGAACTTGGCGCTGACGTGGTTGTATCGCATCTGGATACACCCACCCGCACTGCCGTCGGTCGTGGTGAGCCAGTTGGCCGGTGAGGTGTTCAGACCGAACGACCCGAGCTCGATACCGGTGAATACGTTCCCGGAGATGACCCCTTGGTGGTTGCCGCGATTGATCACGGCTTGGATGATCCACTCTTGATTGAACATCGCGAACTGGCTCGCTGAGACGTAGGGGTTCTCGACAACCTCGTAGATCGCATTCGCGGTTGCACCGGGAAGCGAGATTCCGCGGAGGGCTCCGTAGGTCTGCTCGCTGAAGCCAGTCGTCCTTCGGCCGGGCTGGTTCACGCTCTGAGCGGAGACCGGGTAGAACGTGTCCCGGACGCGGTACTTGCCGGGCGTCATCAACTCCTGGTGGATCAGCGCGAGGACCTGGGCCTCGGTCATGTCGTCCTCCGCGATCTCGGGGACCAGCGCGTGGATGTGGATCTCCTGGATGCCCAGGGCGCAGCCGGCGCGCACGAACGCCTCGTCGGCGCTGAAGGAGAACGCCCCGAGCACGAGCCCGTATGAGAACCGCTCGCGGAACGTCCCCCGGGCCGCGAGGAGCGCGGTGATGACGTCGGACTTGAGCTTGAGCATCCGGCTCTGTCCGTCCTCGTATGAGCTCGCGCACCAGATGTGGAACGTGGCGTCCAGCATGTGTTGGCAGGTGGCGACACCGTCACTCCCGACGTTGCTGTTCACGTGCTGCACGTAGAGCGCCATGGTGTTCGGCGCGGGAACAGGGTCTCCTGGGACCCCCATCCTCGGGGGTACCGGAGTGGTCGTGACCCAGTTGATCGAGGTGTCTACGGCGATCTTCGAGAGCTCGATCTCGATCTGGTCCAGCATCTGAATCTCGAGATCTTCGCCCGCCATCCGTCGCCCTCTCCCCCGTGCCTAGGCCGTCCGCACCGCGTTGATCACCGTGAGTGCTCCGTCATCGATCTGGACTACCCGCTGGACTCGGTAGGCGACACCATCGGCGGTGAGGGCTGCCCCTTCGGCGAGGCCGGGCAGTGTCCCTGTCTTCACCGCGATGGTGACCACCTTCCCGTAGAACGTTGCGGCCTGGCCCGACTCGATCGACTCGTCCGCGATGTCGATCAGGCCCTTGACCGTGGTCGCTCCGAGCGTGACATCGAGACCGCCGCACGTGGCGATCAGGTCGTCGATGTCACTCGCCCGGAAGAACGTCATGACGTCAGCTCTGGTACTTCTGCTGCCCCGCGATGCAGACGGAGAACGTGAACGACGGCGAGGTGCCGCCGATCGTCGTCACGGCGCGGATCCAGCGCTTCGCCTGGCTCAGGTCGACGGTGATCGTCTGCTTCGACGCCGCCGTGGTGACCTGGGCGAACGTGGCCCCGGAGATGTCGGCGTAGGCGTCCGCACTGCCGTCGTCGTCCGAGTGCTGGAGCTTCACGGTCATCGTGGGCGTGGTGCCGGTGCCGGCCGCCGAGTCGAGGAACACGGCGGCGACGCCCTCGAGAGCCACGAGGTCGACGCCGGTGCCGTTCGCGGTGGTGGTGCGCGCGGCCGGCGGGAACAGGGAGTTGAAGATCCCTCGCACGAACGCGTTGATGGTCGCGGTCATATTGCTGTCTCCTGCCGCGCGAAGCGGCGTGCGGGTGTTGGGTTGTGCCCCGCGCTCAGCGGGGCTTCGACTTCCGGGATCCGGACTGCCGGCCGGCGAACTCGTGCGCCGGAGGTGCATCGCCAGGCTCGCCCTCGCCTTCGGGTTCGCCCTCGGGCGCGTCCCCGGGCCCGCTCTCGGGTTCCGACTCGGCCGGGGCCGGTTCGGACGGTTGAGCCTCGAGCGGGGCCGGCTCGGCCGCCGACTCGCCAACGGGGATCAGCCACCCCATGGCGACGCGGTAGCCGGCCCGCTTCTCGTCGAGCTCGACGACCTGGCCCTCGTAGACGTCGACGCCGCCTCCGAGGCAGTGGGATCGCTTCACGTGGAACTTGGGCATGGGAGTCTCCTCGCTGGAGACCGCGCGGTCGGGGGCCGGCAGCTCGCGCCGCCGGTTCCCCCGCTCCGCTAGCGGTCTTACGCGACCTTGGCCGCCGTGGCCTTGCAGAACGACTGGCCGTGGCGCAGCACGACGTCGCCGAGCTGCCAGCTGAAGAACTTCACCAGCCCGCTGCCGGCGGCGGTGTAGGGATCCACCGTGATCTCGATGTCGCCCCACATGCCCGCGACGACCTCCTGCCAGTTGCCGAACATGAAGCCGTGCTCATCCGCACCGGCGCCCAGGTTGCCGAGGACGTTGTTCGAGGCCATGGCGGGGTAGCCGCCGATCTGCCCATCCTCGACACGGCCCGACCAGATGAACGCCGCCCCGGCCGCCGAGGCCATGAGGGTGGCCGCCAGACGGCTCGCGATGCCGGGCGTGGTGATGAAGCCCAGCTTGCCCTTCAGGGCATTGGCGTTGCCCAGGGCCGCGATCATGTCCGTGCACTTGACCCACGTCGGCACGACGTTGGCCATGCCGACCGCGCCGACGTCCGGTGCCACGTAGATGCCGGTGAGCTCGCCGCCGGCGCCCTTGCCGTGGAACGCGCCGCGCTCGAAGGCGGCACCGTGACCCTCGGCCAGGTCCTGGCGGATCATCTGCTCGGAGTCGAAGGACGACTGGCGCAGCAGCTGCCGCGAGATCTGGCAGCCGCCGGCCATCGTCTTCGGCGCGAGCGTGACCGTGCCGGTGGCGACGTCGGTCGGGCTGACCGGGCTCGCCGGGTTCTCACCCGGCCAGGTCACCGTGACGGTGCCGGTCTGCTTCGGGAACGGGATGTTCCCGCCGGAGAGGCCGGAGAGCAGTCGGCCGCCCATGCGGAAGAGGACCGAGGCGTTCCGGAGGAACTCGATCAGCTCGCCGGGCTGGTCGAAGACGAGCTCGGCGCCCTTCGCCGCCTGGTTCGTCGTCATGGTGCGGCGCTCGATGTCGCCACCCATGCTGACGGGCAGGATGATGCCGCCCTGCGTCTGGATCCCGGAGTCGCGCTGGCGCTTCTCCAGGTGCTGGTGCACCTCGCCCTCGACGCCGTCGAACGTGGTGCCGTTCGCCACGCGCCGGCACAGCATGTCCAGGGCGCGCGAGACGGAGTAGCGCTTCCGGTCCTTCGCCTTCAGGCCATCGAGGATCTCGGCGGCCGTGCCATTCGTCGGCACGCTCCTGCGCTCGCGCAGGATCTCGAGGCCGGCGTCCTTCAACGAGACGCCCCGCTCGATGAACTCGGCCGCGCGGTGTGCGACACCGTTCGACTCGCACAGCCGCACGAGCTCGGCGATCTCCTTGTTGCGGTCCGGGGGGGCACCGCCACCGTTCAGCGATCGCGTATCGACGCCGCCCGGAGCGGGGACCTCGGGGCTGGTCGCGGTGGCGCCAGCCGGGGGGGCTTCCTTGTTCGGCTCCATCTTGGGTTCCTCCGCTGCGGGGTTATCCGACTCCAGCTCGACGGGGTACTCGACCGAGCCCCCTGCCGAACGTCCGACCTTCGCGTTGGGATCCGCTGGAATGCTCACAATCGAGCCCTCCACCGGGGTCCAGCGTGTGACCAGGTACTCTTCCTTCTCCCCATTGGGGCCGGCGGGCTTCACCAGCTTCCACTTGCGCTTGATGTACCCGACCGAGATGAAGCGCCGGGTGCGGTCGTTCACGTCGCGCTCGATCTCCTGCGCCAGGGCGCTCTTCGAGAAGCGCAGCGCGCCCTTGAGCTTCGTGTCGTCGACGGTCGCGACCTCCTCGATCACGCCGACGTGCAGGAGCGGGTCGATGATCCCGGCCGCCATCTGGTCGAGGTTCCGCACGCCGTGCTCCAGGAGCAGCGAGAGCCCACTGCGCGCGTACGACATGTCGACGGCGCTCTTCTTGTGGCTCAGCGTCTCGATGCACCAGGACTTCTCGACCGGGTGCTCGGTGCTGAGGATGACGTCGTAGACGACGTCCTCACCGGCGGTCTCACCGTCGGCGCCAGCCAGCGCGCGCACGCGGCGGGTGCACTCGAGGATCGAGTACGTCACCACCTGGATCGGGAAGCTCTTCTGCTGGGCTTCCTGCTTCGCGCTCATCCGCGGGGTCCTCGCGTCCGGTTCGACTGCCATCACCGGCCGGAGCCACTCGCGGGATGCCCGCGCGCTCCGACCTCACGGGCGTGACCTTGTGCGAGGCGAGAGCGCTGACGCCATTACAGAATAACTTGAATGTTCCCCGCCCCCTCCGATGTGCATGCTGCGCGCATGCCGAATCTCAGCGCGCTGCCCGATACGATTACGAACGGGACCTACGTCGCCTACACGAAGGCGTTCGCCGACTACCCCGCGAACGCGGGCTGGTCGATGGCGCTCCACATCGCGGGCAAGTCGAAGCTCTCAAAGAACGCGGTCACGAGCGGAGCGTCCTTCGTCGTGACGCTGGCCACCTCGGACACGGACGACCTCGAGCCCGGGCAGTACCAGTGGGTCGAGCGCGTCACCAATGGTGCGGAGGTCTACGACGCCGCCTGCGGGCAGCTGATCGTGAAGCCAAACCTCGCGACGGCCGCCCCAGGCGCACTGCAGACGTGGGAGGAGAAGACGCTGGCCGTTGTCGAGGCCGCGCTCTCCGGCAGCCTCACGAGTGACATCGAGACCTACCAGATCCACGGCCGGTCCGTCTCGCGGATGAGCCGCAGCGAGCTGCTGCGCATCCGGAACGCGCTCAAGGTGAGCATCCAGCGCCAGAGGAACGGCGGCAGGATCGGCCAGAACTTCCGCACGCGCTTCACGAGGTCCTAGATCATGGCGAAACTCCCGTTGTTCCAGCGCGCGATGGCGGCTTGGAAGGTCCTGAGCTCGGCCGAGCAGGCGGGGCGCGCCGGTGGTCACCGACCCACCCGCACCGTGCGCAGTGTCTACCGAGGGGCCGAGACCTCGCGGCTCTTCGGCGACTTCAACCCGCGCACCCAGCCGCCGGTCGAGGAGCTGCGCGGCGCACTGCGCACCCTGCGCGCGCGCGCGCGCGACCTCGGGCGCAACGAGGGCCTCGCAACCCAGTTCATCCGCCTGGCCACCACCAACGTGCTGGGCCCGCGCGGGATGCGTCTGCAGGCTCAGGTCCGTGACGCGAGCGGCAACCTGGACGAGCGCGCGAACGCGGTGATCGAGGCCGCCTGGAACCGGTGGCGCGCCCAGCGGGTGTCCATCGACCGCCGAATGACGTTCTCGGCCTTCGAGCGCCTGTCCTTCCGCACGGCGATCACCGACGGCGAGACCTTCATCCGCCCGATCGTCGGCCCCGACGAACCGCACGGCCTGTCGCTCCAGGGGCTGGACGCGGACGTGATCGACGACCGGCTGTCCACGTCGTTCCCCGTCGAGGGGAGCGAGGTCTGGCTGGGCGTCGAGGTGGACGGTGTGGGCCGCCCGCTCGCCTACCACGTCATGGAAGGCCTCTACTCGAACGCGTTCTACAGCCGGCAGACGGTGCGCGTGCCCGCGAGCGAGGTGCTCCACGCCTACATCTCGGAGCGCTTCAACCAGGCGCGCGGCATCTCGTGGTTCGCGCCGGCGATCGTGCCCGGGCAGCACCTGAACGGCTTCATCGAGGCGGTGCTCGTGGGGGCGCGCGCCGGCGCCGGGCAGATGGCATTCGTCGAGCAGACCGACGAGTCCCTTGCCGGCGCCGACGAGAGCCCCGACGGCGGCGCGGAGCCGGTCGAGACCGAGATCGAACCCGGCACGATTACGCGCCTGGCACCGGGCGAGAAACTCTCGGCGTTCACGCCGAGCCAGCCCTCCGACGCGTTCACCGACTTCACCAAGGACATCAAGCGCCACGTGGCGGCCTGCCTGGGTGTCAACTACGCCCAGCTGGCGAGTGACTACGCCGAGGCAAACTACTCGAGCATGCGCGCGGCCCAGCTCGTGGACCGCGACCTCTGGCGCGCGCTGCAGATCTGGTGGATCGAGGCCTTCCTGCAGCCGATCTTCGAACGCTGGCTGCAGGCGGCGATGCTCGCCGGCGAGCTGCCGCTGGACGGCCGCGACTGGCGCCGCTACACCGCGCACCGCTGGATCCCGCGCGGCTGGCCGTGGGTCGACCCGCTGAAGGACGTGCAGGCGTCCGAGATGGAGCTCGATCTGGGGCTCACCTCGGTTACGCGGATCCTCGCGGAGCGCGGCGAGGACATCGAGGACATCCTCGAGGAGCGTCGCGACGAGCAGCTGCTCGCGAAGCGCTACGGGCAGGACCTCCAGCGCGTGGCGAAAGCACCGAAGCCGGCGCCGCCGGACGAAGAGCAGGACGACGACGAGGGCCAGGACGAGGAGGCCGGCGATGAGGCCGGCACGCGCCGCGCCGGTCCACGCGAGTCACTGCCCGCGGCGGTTGCCGCTCGAGTCAACGGTCACGCCGGCGCCGCGCCGGCCCGCAACGGCAAGTCGCACTGACCGCGCGGCGCCGGGCGCCGTCAACCGTAGGGAGGGAAGCATGGGCTTCTTCATGAAGAAGTATCCGAACGTCCTCACCGGGGCGTTCACGGCATCACAGGTGCGCGATTCGCTCGCGGTCCCCTGCCGGGGTGCGATCATGGTCGTCCAGCGACTTCGCTCGGGTGCGAACGAGTCGGCCGCGGCGATCGCGTTCAAGGTCGGCAACCTCGCCAGCGGTACGTTCGTGAGCACCGCTGGACAAGGTTTCACGCAGCGGGGCACCGCGCCGGTCACGCTGCAGCAGGCGAACGGGCAGACCGTGGCGCTCTACTGCGGCGACCAGACGCTGGGAGCGGCGTTCTTGCCGTTCTTCATGGACTTCGTGGTCGCGTCGATCACCGCGCCGGGAGGAGGGCTCGCGTCCACGTTCGGGCTCGACCTCGAGGTCTGGTACGACAGCGACCCGGACATGGCGGTGCTGGCGCAGGTCAACCAGTCGAGCTACACGCCGGCCTGATCCGACATGCTCCATCCGAACAAACGAAGCCCCCCGGCGGCGCGAGCTGCCGGGGGGCGATTCGATGCAGTGGGATCAGACGTGGCTACTCCCCGGTCAGGCCGAGGGAGAGCCCCTGCTGGCTACGATTGATGCCTTGGAGGAGTTCCTGCTTGTCGATGCTCCGAGTCGCAGCGCTCGCGTAGGACTGCACGCCAGCGATCGCGATGT